TAGCGGGAGGCGCTAGGCGGTAGCGTGGGCGCTGGGTTTCTTGGGGTTTTATGGCTGATTCAAAAATCGACGTTTTAAGGCGTTTTCTATGCTTGGGGCTATGCTGGTATTCCCAGCGACAATAACACGCCTTCTAGCGCGTTTTAACGCATTCTGGAGGCATTCCCGTGCGCTGGACATAGTGCGCTTGCTTCTAGGGGCGTGGCTGCTAGATGGAGGCGCGCCCGGATGCGCGATGCGTGCGCGGCGGCGCGGGTGTGCGTGCGTGTGCGCATGTGCGCGGGTGCGTGTGTGCGCGTGTGTGTGTGCGCGTATACGTAACCCCCCCCCTAAAAAAAAAGACCCCCCCTTAAAAAAAGAGAGGGCCCTTAAATTTTCCACCCAAAGGAAAATCAATAGCGCAAAAGGAACAAAGTTTGGTTGATCAGGTTGGCAATATTGTCGACCTCGTTCTGAATGTCGCTGTCTTGCGGGATTTCTTTGCGTTCTTCCTCAACATAGGTCTTCAGGGCTTCTAGCTCTGCTTTGCCACTTGATGCTGGGGTGTAGTAACTGTTCTTGAACTCAAAGGTCAGGTCATACTTGCCCATGATCTTCTCTGCCAAGCTGTCTACCAATGCTGGCAGCTCTTCGTAGAACGATCCTAAGGCAATATGCTCAGGGTAGCTTTTGGTTTGCCAATGCAAGATGTGGGTGTTGGTCGCTGCATGTAGCAACGTCTGTACAAATTCAGCGGCTTCTTTCATCTCTTAGCTCCAATGTGTTTAAGCACTCTTTCGGCTGCTTCTACCTTCCAAGGCTTTAGTGTGATTGTATCTGCGATGTTTGTCCACTCATGTACTTGTTTGAACCATGCCTTGTCGAACAATTTCTTTTTTTCTTGCTTAGACATTGGTCCTTGGTCTAGCCATGTGTGGCACTTGTAGCACCCCCATACACTCATGCAGTCATCTGCCTTCAGCCCACGACCTTTGCCATGAATCAACTCATTGCTATGACAAGCCACGGTTGTTGAACCTTCGTCACCATCACAGTATGGGTGGCACTCAAGTAAGCACTTCTCGCCTTGTGCCAAGCGCAACAGGTCAGGGTCACGATAGGTCATGACATAGCCCTTGCTTCAACTCTTGTATTAAAACATTCAACCTTGTAATGCTCAAAACGAAGCTTGGCGGCCTCCATTCGCCACTTTAGCTCCTCTTCAGTAGCCACAGCAGCCTTTAAACCCATCAATAAGGTCATGTAATCAGGGTGTGCATAGGCATACATCTCTTTTGCGCCTAATGAGCTTGCGTCACTGTCTGCCATCAGAATGGCTTTCTTGCTTTTCAATGCGTTTTCAATGTATGTGCGTTCAGCTTTTGCTTGGGCAAACTTCGGGGCGTGATCGCGTATGTAGTCGATTGCTCGTTCTGCGTCTTGTTCAGTCATTTCTCTTTCCTTTGCTTTTCCAGTTGTTCGATTCGTTTCTCAAGGGCTTTCACTTTTTCTTCCAGCACCTTCATCGCATTCTCTTTATATCCCACCTCTCTGTATGGGACTGTTATACCAATGGGCTTTCTCATGCAGCCAACCTCATCTCTTCTCTGATCTTCTTTTGTGATAAACCTAAGTTGAATACGTTGTTCATCCTGTACTGGTTTACTTTCTTTTGAACGTAGCGCTTGCGGTTCTCATTGTGGTTGGCCTTGGGCTTCACAGCGTCCTTCTTGTCACCCAATGCATAGACAGCTCTTGGGTAGCGCTTCAGGTCAACAGCGTCATACACATAGGCTTTGATGTACACCCGCTTGCCTGATTGTGGTGTCTTTCTATTCATGCGAGAAAGAACAGAAGAAATGCAAACCTTTCCCTCTGGCAATGCTGCTTCAATCTCATTCCTTGTCATTGGACCAAGCTCTGTCAGCACAGATGTAATGGCGTTTACCCATTTACTCATTGTTCTTCTCCTTGAGTTTGGCTTCGACTGCATCAACAACATCGTCATAGTCCATGATTCGACCATCAGACCCAATCAAAACATCTGCCTTTTCGTTTTCCGTCAGCCCAACCCATTCACGCTTTGGTTCAGGCATGTAGCAAGGCCCGTCTTTGCGATGAACAACTCCTAGCGTAGTCAAGTCACCGCATACGCACATCCAATCAGGATTGAATTCGTTGGTCATGTGTTCTTCTCATTGAGTTTGGCTTCAATGGCTTTGGCGTAGTCTGGTGATGCCACATCGTAGTTGTCCATCAGTTCTTCTCGTTCCTCATCCGTCAGCCCAACCCATGTGCGTTGTTGTGGTGTGGTGTAAACAGGAAAACATTTTTTACAAACCTGGTCTGTCAGCACATCAAAATGACCGTTTGCTTTTTGGCATAACCATGCAATAGGCTCTTGGTTTTGTTTTGGTATTACTGTTGCTGTTACTTTGTAATTTGCATTTGGCAACGGCGCATCAAAACCTACTCCACCAATTTTTTCACCCCACACAACTTTTTGCTGCTTTGGTTCTCCGTGCATCTCATCACGCACAAACTCAAAATGTTTTCTTTGTTCTGGTGTCATGTCTTACTCCTTAATGCCATAAAGTGCCTCAACATCACGGACTATCAGCACATAGTCGGCAAAATCAATCTCTGCGTCTGTCATGTCCAAAACTCTGGCAACTTGCCAATGTTCACGCAATTGTTCAAGAGTCAGCGGCTTGCGTTGTTGTGGTGTGGTGTAGAGAGGTTCATTGTTTGGTGAAGGCTTACCATCAGCCCCAATTACTGGGTCATCAAAGTCACGATAAACATAGTCGTCTGCACTGTGACCCCAGTTAGGCGCTCTCCACGCCACAGGCTCACCCTGCTCTTGCTTGGCTAACAAACTCATCACTTTGTCATTCAATGTTTCAATCGTGACTTGGCAGTGGGCGCATTGAAGACTGATTACAGGCTCTTCCTTTGGCTGTGGGTGGGTGTAGAGAGGCTCCATTGCGTACTTTGAACCGATTGGCGGCTCTTTCCCGTATGCCCAACCACCAACAGCAGATTGGAATCTCCACGCCACAGGCTCATGTACCTTCCAACCCGTTTCAGCGACACGTTCTTGGGTTGTGTCGTTGGGGGCGACATTAGCAGCGCACTTCTGCCCCCACTGCATGATTTGCTCAACAACACTTGGAGAAAGCGCAGCGCCGTCTATCTCAAGGATTGGCAACTGAGTAACGTCATGCTCTTGCTTGGCTAGTGCTTCGGCAGCTTTAAATCCTGCATTAAAAAACCCCTCTGCTTCTGCTCTGCTGATTCCTGTGTTCCAAAGCGGATGCAGGGTTTTGCAGTACGCCTCAAGCGCCAGCTTCATTGCTTCTTTACTCATTGCTTTTCCTTAAATTTTGATTGAATAAATGCGTACACAATGTTTTTTATTTGTTGAATAACGCAAATATTCCAACAATTTGTCTTTTGACATTTCTGTCCAAGAAGTCCAAAGTCCACCTTCTTCTTGAAACTTGTAAATAGCAATCCATAAAGTCTCTTGCGGCAATTCATATTTTGTCAATTCACCACATTCTTGTATTTCCATTTCAATTCCTTTACAAATGCTTGTCAATCAATCTTTGAACACCCAACTGGATGTCTCCATCACCAAGTTCTCGTAAACTTAGTGTCTGAATGTTATTTAACTTTATTGCAACTGTCAACCCCTCAACTCTTTTTCTTGGTCTACCAGCTCCTTGTCTTGCTCCACCCCAAGGTCTGCCGTTACTTTTGGAGGCTCTTTTTGCTTCTTTTTCAAGAATTTCAAGTTCTTCCCAGTTGATGAAGTGGTTACTGTTGTTCACGGCGCAAATACTCCGCTAACAACAATGCCTCTGCTCTGCCATTATCTTTTTTACGCGACAGTGGAGCATTAGGCCAAAGTTCTCGCGCCATCTCTAAAGAGTGATTCTTGTCTGAATCGAGTTTTAAAGCCTTTTTCCACTTCTGAGGGGTAACCAGATGCCAAGGACAATTAAAGCGCTGTGCAAGCCCTAAAACAGCCCCATAAGACGATCCAAATGAGAAAGCAGAACGGACACCATCTCGTGGCATAGAGTGAACAAGCTCCACAACAACACAGCAATCCTGACCATCTCTTGCCATGCAAATTTCTCCCCAAACTTTCTCTGTCAATATGCCTCTTTCATCAGAAAACATGTCCCCACAAGAGTGATATTCACCATTGTGTGCGATGGCTCCCCATGCTCCACTCTTTCCCGGATCAAAGCCAAAAATTAACATACAACCTCATAAGAAAAAGATTTTTGATTAAAGCGAAGAAGACCTTTCTCAATCAACTCACTTACGCACTTGTTCAAAGTTCCATGCGCTTTAAAGTGTTGTGATGCGTTTTTGCATAAAGCCAAGTTTTCAATTCTGTTGTCATCTTTAACAAGATTTATGTGATGCACATGCTCTTCTGGAAGAAGAAATCTTCCAATCTTTTCTTCAATCAGCAATCTATGTTCTGCAACGTAACCATCTTTATTTGCATATGGATGACCCATGCTTTTAACCATTAGATGACTATCAGCATGACCACGTTTTCTTTTCTTTGTTCCATCTGGCTTTTTCATCAAACTGTATTGACATTCTTTGCTACAACAAACCCGCCCCATCTTGTTTGAAATATCTTTCAACGTGGCCTTTCCACAAACGAAGCAATACTTTTCAACGTAGTAGCTGTTAGCAGTTTTAACAACACCAGATGGATCTATCCATGTTCTTGGCTTTCTGTATCTTCCATCTGATTTCTCTATCAGACCGGGCCATTTTTTAGACCAAGTTTCAGTTGAAAGAATGTTGATTCCTTTTTTCGCAGCCATAACACCTCCATAAAACATGTACATATTATGCCAGAAAAATAAGAATATCAACATTTAACATTGATGCCACAGTAGATCTTCATGCGTTTCCCCTTGCTCGGATTGCTTGCGCTGCCTTTTGTGCACCTGCGGCGCGATATGGCTGCTCATCACACACCTTTGCACACGCCTCACGCTCTTTGGCTGCTACCAGTTCGTAGAACGCAGTTATAAATTCAACGGTTTCTGGTGATGGAATCTCTTTGAATGTGTGTCCATGAACTGCGGCAGCCTGTCTAGCCATTGCAATGATTTCATCTTTTGTCATGCTTTACTTTCTAAGTCTAATATTGCGTCTACACAGTCGTAAGCGTTTCCATTGCTTTCGGCAACTTGTACGACAGCCATCCAACATTTTTCACGCTCTTTAGCTGCTACCAGTTTGGCAAAGGCTTCAAGTTTTGATAGATGCCAATAATGAATTGCACCCGCTTGTTCAGCCATCTCAATGATTTCATCTTGTGTCATACAACCTCCGCTTCTATACGGCGCATCTTGTTGTGCCGGTACTCTTTCTCGATCACTGCCAATGCTGTCTCCATCGTCTTGACGCTGCAGTTCCTGAGTTGTTCATCATGCAGTTCAATGATCTGCTGGACGATAGTTAACTCTTCTCCAGTAAACAAGAATTTCTTGCCACTCACGCCACGCTGTGCCATCTTGTAGATAGCATCTTGGGCTTGTTCAATCTCTGGCAACCAATCCCTGCCGAGCTGGAGGTTTGCCAATGCTTCGCACATGTTCACCATGTTGATCAAGATGTCTACGTGGTCTTTGTCTCCTCTACCTTCTCTGATCTCGTCAAAGGCTGCATGGTTTCTGATCAGCAACTTAGTACCAGCATCAGGTACATCTGCTACTTTCTTAAACCCTGAGACAACATAGGTGAGAGTGTCAAGACGAATGGGCTTTGGTTTGTATTTGCTTTTCTTTTTCATTTCTCAATTCCTCCAGCTTCTTTGCTATTTCTTTTCCTATCCCAATCCACAGACCACTTGAATCCGCCTCCAATTCCCTCGTCCTCCAACGAGCGTGACCTAACATAGCAGGATTCAAGGCCATCGCTGCGTAGTGGTCTACAAGCTTTTGGCGCGATTCGGTGAACATCTAGGTCTCCAGTTGTGTAGAGGGCTTCGTTTATCTTTGCTTGTGAGACATACATTCCCAGCTTTAGTTGGTTCAACAGTGCGTGTGCCTGTCCTCTATCCATTTTTCAGCTCCTGACGCAAAGCAGCCAGTTTGGCTAATGTTTCCAAGGATGGTGCAGCAGCACGTTTGGCATCCTCTTCCAGTTTCACAAGGGCTGGGTCTTTTTCCTTGCTGCCCGGCACGGTGGTGGTGATAGCGTCATACTTGTTGACAGGTTGTTTAACCACTGCTATCTCGTACAGATCTTGCCAACTGCTGGTGATGGAGCGCTCAAGGATTGCCTGAACGTCTTGACCATCATTCTTAAACTTCTCAAGCTTATTGATCAACAGTTTGATCGCATAGTCTGTTGGCGGCTTCTTGATGCGCTTACGCATTTTGATGAACGCATCCCAAGTTTCTAAAGGTAACCAATCTGGAAAAACAACAGCAACGTCAGTTGCCTCTTTCTTTGGTTTATGGTTAGTGGTTAGTGGATAGTGGTTAGTGGTTGGTTGAACGTCCGTTGAACACGTGTTGGACTCTTGCTCAACATTAGGTGAACTATTCTTTAGCGCACGTTTTTCTGCTGATGCTTTTCCAGCTCGTTTTTTGCTGTTTATGAAGTCGTAGTACTCAGCAATGCCTTCTTCACATCGGTTGTTGATCCAATGTGTACCTTCTTCATTGAGAACAAAGAATGTGTTTAAAAGCCAAGAAACCTTGTCCTTTTGATCTCTTGCACTGACGCGCATACTGAGCTGGTCGATGTTATTTTCAATAGGTCCTTCGGTATCGTAGTAATACCAAATAAGCTTCATGTAGATGCCGACCTCTTCGTTAGTCAAAAACGAAGTGCTCTTGATGAAGTCACCAATGTGGTGCTGATAGTAGTGCATTGTTCTCTCGCCTTTTAGGCTCCCTTGAGAAAGAAACAAGCGGCAGGAGAGGGAGTAACTCTTTTCGATCTGCTCATGACTTCAGACCTAGCCGTGTTTCGTAAATCATATCACGGGTTTGTGATGATCTGTGGTTTTTGTTCTTGATCTTGCAGTTGACCCACAAACTCCAAAAACATCTTGGCAAGAATGCTTGCACCAGAGTCTTCAGGTGCATCAGACACGATACGGATACCAAGGCTACCGTCTTCTTTGTCTGTCAGGATGATGTTGACTTCACTCATGTTCAGAATTCCTTTGGGTTGTAGCCACGTTCATGCAAAAACTTGTCAATCAGCTTATGTACTAAGTTTTCTAAATGCTCAGGGACTCGACGTTCAACGTAAGTTGTTTTGACTTTCTCTTCGCTTGGAGCGTATTGCGTAATCATTTGACCTTCGCATTTCACAGGGACTTCATGCAGATTCATTTTTGTACTCCAATTCCAATAGCAATTCACAGTAGTGGATGACCTTACGGATGTCCTCTGCACCATTCTTTTCTTTGTGTCGGGTGATGTACTTGACGACATTGCCTTCACAGAATCCAAGCTTATTGGCATGGATGTAGACAATAGGCTGGATAGCCTTTGACTTGTAGTGTTGACCGCCTTCTTGGACGTCTAAAGCGGCTGCGGCAAACTCATAGTTTGTGTAGATATAACAATCTTCGCATTTAGGATGATCTGAAGCTCCATAGTATTTGCATGTAGCGCACTTAGACATTACTGCTCCTTCACGAAGATGCCTTCGGCGTTCATGTAGCCACGCCTATTTTTTATGGTTTCATACGCAGCTTCCAAGCAATCAGTCAGGTTGACATCCAGCAAGGCACAGATGTTGATCAGGCACACTACGGTGTCTCCAACAGCATCGATGGCTTCGTCCATGTCATTCTTCTTGAGTGCTTCCTTCAGTTCATCCAGCTCTTCAGCAGCTTTCTTCCATTGAGCAATGGGTGTGCTGTTTGGAATGATCTTCCGTGCTTCTGACCACTGGATGACCTTCATTTCGATTTCTGCGTAACTACTCATTTTTTTTTCCTTTTCAATAAATTTTTCTTTACCGAAGATTGCATCCCAGCGGTTTGCATAGTCTTCATTTGACACACTAAACGGACGAGGGTTTGATCCTTTGCTCATGCGTTCTCCAATAGCCAATCAATGATGATGCCAGCAATCAAAAGCTCCATTTGCAATCCTGACTGATGCGATACGACAGCGCAACACCCCAAATCATGCCGAACAAAGCACAAGCGGTACGGTCAACACTTGACCATGTGCCAGCATCCCACGCAAAGTTAATGAACACAAACGTGAAATACGAAAGCACCCAAGAAATAGGAAAGCCGACCATGTACTTCATGACTTCTCCTCAAACAGTTCTGGCATCTTCTCTTTGAGCTGATACAAACGCAGATCAGGAATCTTGCCGGTCTTCTTCCACTTGTAGATAGCAGGTGGCGTGACACCCAGCGCCTTGGAAACCTTGTACAAGGTTGTTTTCTTCATCAGTTGTTCTAAAGTCATATAGCTCCTTGGTTAATGAAGCTGTATAGTAAACCATCCGACAGCAATGATCAATTGATTTTTACTATTGAATCTGAAATCTTGATAGAAACAAATGTGTGGACACTAACATTGGTTGATGTACATTACTCCTACGCAAACAGCGTAATTCAATGAAAGGCAATGCAATGAATAGTATTGAAGCGTGGCAACAGGGATACAGCGATGGCGTGAATGTCGCTGTACAGCAAATCAACAAATGGTGTGGTCTTGATTGCAAGACATTGGCGCAATTGATCGCTGCGATCAACCAGATCAAGGAGGTGGTACATGATTAAGGTAGACATGTTCTCTGGTCGCGTTTACGTAGAGACAGAAAACTTCAAGCAATCCAGCAGCGAGACATTTGTTAAGTGCGGTGACACATGGTTTGGTCAACACGGACAAATGATTCAGCAACGCAGCGATGACCTGTTCAATTTGAACACAGGTGTCAGTTCTAACTGGGGCGATCCCTTCAAGGAAGAAGAATGAGTTTCTATTTAAATATCCAATTTCTCGGCGATGACTACTGTGATGTTGACATCGAGTACGACATCATTGATGGCGATGACTCTGTTGGCTTGCCAGTTGACTATGAGTTCTCAGCAACCTATCAGGATGAACAAGGCAATGAAATCGACATCACAAACGACCTCACGGAAGAAGAAATCCAAGAAGTCTATGACGCAATCAAGAAAGACATGCGTGATGACTATTAAGGACCTGAACCCAACAACACGCTGCTATCCACGGACCATGCGGGAAGCTTTTCCGTTTGACTGCCCAGCAACCTTTGAGCATTACAAACGTCCACGTAATAACAATTATGTTGTTTGGATTTTGATGTCGATTGCGATAATTGGAGTCTCAATTGCAATCAAGGTAATTTACTAATGGAATGGACAGACAAATTTATGACTTGGGACTTGGCAACCAACAAGTACACAAGGCATATGGAATATGACGGTGTGAGACTCATACTGACATATCACCGGATCTATGACGAACACTTCGCTGTAGATCGGGTGCAGACAGTCGATGGCACAGACATCACCAGTTTGGTCAGAGACAGAGTAATTGAACGGTTGGAAAATATTATTGAAAGGTTATCCAATGAAATCTAAGAGCTGGATGGAACAGATCATCGAAGAATTTACAGACAGTGACAACCGCTACTGCGCGTACTGTCTCGTTCTCGAAGGTCATGGTGGCTGTGATTGTGATCAACGTGCATGGCGCACATTTGGTGAGCTGGACGAGGCAAGCCAAAAAGAGATCATCAGCCAAGAATTTGATTTAACCAAGGAAAAGCAATGAACGTCTATCAAAAGCTCAACGAAGCCCGTGAACTTTTTCACGCCGCCCCCATCAAAAAGTCTGGCCTCAACAAGTTTGCTGGCTACAAATACTTTGAGCTGGGTGACTTTGTGATCCCTGCACTGCAGATCTTTAAACATGTTGGCCTGACTTCGGTCATCCGATTCACAGCAGATCATGCGTTCATGGAGATCGTGAACACTGAGAAGCCAGAAGAGAAGATTGTCATCAGTTCTCCTATGTCTACGGCTGCTTTAAAGGGCTGTCACGAGGTTCAAAACCTTGGGGCAGTACAAACATACATCCGCCGCTATTTGTGGGTTGCAGCGCTTGAAATCGTTGAACACGATGCGCTTGACGCTACAACAGGCAAGAAGGGCGATGGTCCAGTTATCACTCCGAAGGGCGACATCGGTAACGACATCCCTGACGATGAGAAAGAGTTTCTCAGTGAGATGGCAGCATCTTGCGAGGATCTGGTCAGCCAAGGCAAAGCCAAAGAAGCCAAGAACATGGTGGATGAAGCAGCGCTAGAAGCAGACCAAAAAGTGTGGTTGTGGGGTCAACTGACTTCCACTACCCGTAGTGCAATTAAGAAAGCAGGTTAATTAAATGGCAGCGCATCATGGCCTTCGTTATCACCCTTTGTACGGGCGTTGGAATGGAATGGTGCAACGCTGTCGTGACAAGAATCATGTCGGATACGCCAAATATGGCGGTAAGGGAATCACAGTTTGCGAACGCTGGCTGAGTTTTCCAAACTTTCTGGCTGATATGGGTGAACCACCTGCTGGGGCATCAATTGAAAGAATTGATAACTCAAAAGGTTACTCACCAGAGAACTGTATTTGGGCTGACTCGTCAACTCAAATGCGGAACACCTCAAGAACCCGATTGATTGAGTTCAATGGAAAAACGCAATGCGTAACAGATTGGGCGAAAGAAATTGGAATTAAAGAAGCGTCACTAAGAGAACGTCTTGCAAAATGGCCTCTTGAACGTGCGTTAACACAATCTAAATCAATGAATCAAGGAATGAAAAATGGCAGAGTTTGACAATACTAATAGGGGTGTTCTTTTCAACAACAAAGACAAGAAGACCCAAGACAGCCACCCCGACTACAGCGGCTCCATTAACTTTAATGGCGTTGACTGCTGGTTGAGCGGCTGGATCAAAGAAAGCAAAAATGGCAAGAAGTTCTTCTCGTTGTCTGTCAAACCTAAAGAGCAACAGGCTCGTCAGGTGAGCCAGCCCACAAGAAAAGCACCCCCCGTCGAAGATTTGGATGACGGGTCAGATCTCCCCTTCTAACTTGTAAAGGAAATTGAAATGAAAAAAGTATTCGCTGTAATCGTCTTGTTCGCAACTACTGCTGCGTTCGCATCTTGCCCAACCTATGCCCCATACCGCTGTGTGGTTGGCATGAACGGCAAACAGATCTGCGGCTGCGGAATGTAAAGAAACAGGGGAGTTAACGTGCAATTAGATTTGTTCCTTGACTCCCCTCCCCTGATGAATCCAAATAAGAATCCAATGGCTCCAGATTGCTTCCGCGACTTCGATCAGTATGGTGAGTGGCTCAAACTAGCTCGTCTAGCAAAAGAGTCTTGCACTATCTGTGAAGATTGCACAGCACAATACAAAGCAAAGATGAAGGACAAAGGCTTGTGCCACGAACAATGGCATTCGGTCAATGTCTTAATGAATAGAACAAAGGTGTCAAATGTCAATATTTCAGAAATTCTTTCACCGCGCTCGTAAGCTTGATCCAACGACAAGCCAAGAGGCAGCACAGTCAATCCAACAAACAGCCCCCATTCATATGCAACGTATCCATGAGTGCTTGCATGAGCATGGTCCGATGGGCAAAGACTCCATTGCTATGGCTCTTGATATGAATCCAAACCAAGTGTCTCGTCGTTTGCCAGAAATGCAATCAATGGGCTTGGTGACATTGACAGGCAAAACAGTGAAGTCAAACTCTGGTCGTCAAGAACGTGAATGGAAAGCGCTATGAAAAATATTCCAGCCTTCCCAAACAACTTTCTTTCTGAAGACAGGCGTGGTATGACATTGCGTGATTACTTTGCTGCCAAGGCAATGGCTGTAATCATGCCAACAGTTGTTGAGATTCTGCAAAAGCAAGCAATGTCCACAGAAAAGACAGACCAGCTAAAGAATGGCGCGGCTGCTGCTTGTTATGGAATGGCAGACGCAATGCTGAAAGCGAGAGAACAATGAAAAAACCAGTGAATGCTTTCCAATGGCGTGAGTACATTGCTGAAGAAAAAGCAAAGCAACCCAAGCAGCCTAATCGTGCAGACCCTGCAAAAGTAGCAGAAACAGTCTCACGTAACTTAGAAAAGAAAAGATTAGAACGTGCTGGCTTTGGCACTATCCCTTGGTTAGCCAAGAAGGATCACATGCTCAAGCCACGAGAGTTCATTGTCTACAGCAGGGCAGGTACAAAATGATTGACAACATCCTGTCCATCATTGCTATGCTGGGTATGGGATCAATCATCGTAGGGCTGGTTGTGATAGCCCTATGCAAGTTCTGGAGCAACGATGACTAACTGGGCATATGTAATCTTGGAACGTGACGAGGAAGGAACCATCATTGACTCGCAGGACGCGACAGATGAAGTTCTTTTCCTCTACGCCATGATCGAACGACAAGAAAGGTTAATAGAGAGTTATCGCAGAGACCTTGGGATAACCCTCTTTGAACCTACATCACTGACTAAGCACTGAGATCGCTTGCTGGGTGTGCTTAACACGGTCATCAAGGCCGATAGTGCCACCATTGATCTTCTTGGTTAAACCAACCCAATCAGCGTTGTCTGCAAGTGGGTTGCATCCGTGAGTAGACCAGAACCATCCGGCAGTCATTGCGGCGTATTTTGGAGTAGCCACCAAATCAGGCTGCATGACAAAATCAACGCCCAGTGCCTGACCAGCGTGAAAATAGTTAGCATGACCAGTAAGCTGAATGCACCCGCGACCGCGAAAACGGAAACCATCCCCAGATGCCTCATCACGATTGCCCATGCGAGAACTGTAGACCATGTTTGCGATTTTTTTGGGGTTGCCGCCATATTGATTTGCCACCTCTAAAGTAGGAAAGCGCTTAGGCCACAGCTTCATCAGCGTAGCAGCGCGGTAGTTCAGGTTCTCTTCAAGGATCTTAAAGTTGCCACACTCATGACCGCATTGACCAATGAATGCACCCTTTTGTCGAACAGAAGAGATGCCAAACTTTTCAAAGGTTTCGTTAAGCGCATCAACCCATTCAGGTCCAATGTGCAGTTTTGCTAGTTGTTCAGCGGTTACCACTCAAAGTCTCCTTCACTTGGTTGTAGCGTTCGATGCAGGAGTTGAGTTCGATGATTGCCCTGTCTCCTTCTGCGACGAGCCGGATAAGGTCTTCAACAGTCTGTCCGTCAAGTTCGGCTCTCTCTTGACCATTGTTGGAGGTAGTGGTGGCACATCCACCCTTGGAGGTGACGGGGACGAACAGCCTTGGACGACTAGCAATAATCCCAGACAACTTAGTTTCAAACTCTTGCTTAACAGTGGCATCTTTGACATCTTGTTCATCCTTTTGTTTGGTCATCTCGCCGTTCAGACGGGCTATCTCCAGCGCGTCCTCGGTTTCCTTCTGCACATAACCGGCATGGTGGCCGTAAAAGTAGGCAGCTAAAGCGACAACGATAGCCGCTAAGATCATGGTTGGGTTTGGAATCATGATCCCTCCAGTTTGGCTGCTGCTCGTTCATGTGCAATCTCCTCTGTAGCAGGGTCCACAAAGTTTGGTGGAGTCGTAGGTGGTGGAGGCGCTCTCCAAGTTTCATCCAGTTCTGGGTTTTTAAAGCCACCAAAGTTGAAATCAAACATGCCCGTGGATGCCGTAGGCGCTGGGCTAGTGCTAGGCGCTACGGCTTGGGGCTGTGGGGGTGTACTCGGAGGAACGCCAAGAGTAGGAGCGATTCTTTCAGCAGCAGACTGTATCCCCTTGTTGACAGCAAACATACTGACAATGGTTGTGACACTACTAGCCAAAATCAAAACAATGTCGTTCAACATCTTGGCAAAGGCTTGGTCCATAGGAGCCATAGACTTCAGCGGTTGCGTTACGAAGCCAAGGCTGTACAGCATGAAGGCAACAATGCCTCCAAGCACAAGCATCAATATGAAGACTACAAAACCCCAGACGCAAACCTGAATGATTCTGACTAGCTCATCAACACTTTTAATTTCAAGGTGTTTCATTTTTGCTCCGATGCTACTGGTGCGGGTTGCATGACTTGCTTCTCCAATACAGGGGCTACGAGGTAATCAGGACAGTCTTGGGTGAACAGGCAGTCAGGTCGTTGGCAGCGCTTTGCTGACCAGTTTGCCGGGTCTTGGCAGTAGTACCGATAACGGTCCTCACAACCTGCAACACTAATCAGTGTCAACAGGATCAACACGAATTTTTTCACGTTTCTTTTCCTTTTCTTCCAAACGAACGACTAGCGCTTTGACTTCTTTGAGCTGCTTGTTTGTGTGCAAAGCAACCATAGAAACAGCCATGATGCAAAAGATCAGCAATGTAACGATGGCAACCCAAAACCAGAATTCCTTCATAGAGTGAAATACATTCCAATCACCTGCAGAAACCCCACGGCTACTGCTATTGCGTAGGTCAGCTTGGCTACCAGAATTTCGTTGCGGTGTTCTAGTCGCCATCTGTTGTCTCTATCTTTCTTAGCCTTCAGCTCCCGTGCAACCTCTTGCTCTTCCAAAATATCGTCGTACTTTGAAAGAAATTCTTTGTACATTGATCCAAGCCCCAACTCTGTTGGAGTTCCATAAATCATTACCTGCTTCAACTGGTCTGATAGTTGTTTCATTTGCCATTCCATTTCAATTCGATCAATCGCACTGTCGGCAACCTTCTCGGTAGTGAGAGCTTCTTCTTCAAGTTCCCGACAGTGTGCTTTGAGCTGGCGCATAGCCTCAAAGTAGACTTTTAAGTTCTCACATATTTCGTGGACAGCTCTTGCTTGAAACTCTTCATAAGAAAGTTCAGGCTCTTCTTGTCGTTTGGTTTTCTTTGGCTCTGGTTTTTTCTGAATAGCTTCATTGGGTACGCTGATTTTTGTGACAGCTTTTGGAGGACCAAAGAGTCCTGTGAGCCAACCCCAGAGTCCTGTGACTTCTCTGTAGATCGCTTTTGCATCAGCAATACCACCTTCAACTTGTTTTTTAAACTTGTTGATTTCAGCCTTACCTTCTGACAGCATTTGACAGCCACTGCGGATAGCAGAGACAGCACTTTGTGCCATAAGAAGGAGGCTGATAGGATCCACATCACTTCTTGCGGAAGTCTTTGTACATCAGGTATACCTTGTGAATGATCAACAAGATTGTGTAGATCAAGGTCATCCACATCAAAATGTCGCTCACTTGATAACCCATGAACGTAGCCAATGAAACGCCTACAGGTAGTGCAGCCTTGGCTGTGACTGCTGCTGCTGTTTCTTCGTTGTGTGTCATGACTTATCTCGGTGGTGGGACAGAACGTAAAGGACTGCCAAGTTTCTGGGATTCTTTGTCAAACTCGTAGCGACGACGAGCAAGCTCACGCTCCTCACCTTCGTTCAAGCCACCAGCATATGTAGCAGCAGCAAAGCCAGTACCTGCAGCACGACTCAGAGCGGCAATACCAAGCTTACCAAGGGCAACAGGGCCACCAATGTCAAAACCAGCTTGACGCAATGGGCCAAAGTCACCTTTCTGAGCGGCTTGCACAGCACCTGTGAGACCAAGCAAAGCAGCAGCAGCCATAGCACCTTTACCAAGGCTACCAAGCTTGTTGCCTTTGACAGCATCTTCCAACTCGGTACGAATACCGGCATGAAGCTTTTGCATTTGTTCTTCAGGAATGCGAGTCAGCTTACCTTCAGCATTACGTGGCAAAGGTTCGCCTGTGTGCTTCTCATAAAACTTGCTGGCTTGGTCAATCTGATGAATAGTTCCACCAGTTGGAGGCATAGTCAAAGGACCAGTTTCACCTTTGAACAATTCCAAAGCAGCCATTGACTCAGGTGTCAGATTTTTCTTTGTGCCACCAAACAATTGCAAAGCAGAACCTTCAGCCCCACCGGGCCATTTAGCGCCTTTCGGAGGCACTGCAGCTTTAACTTCTGGAGCAGCAGCTTGTGCAGCAGGTGCGGTTGTGGCAACAGGTTCAACAGCAGGTGCAGCAGGTGGTACAACAGCAGCAGGAGGCGGGGCTTTTGTAATTGCAGCCGCTTTTTGATCAGCAGCGATTGCCTTATCAAGCTTGGCCTTCTCTGAGCTTTGTAACATTTGACGGTCTTGTGGGCTAATGCCACTAGATGTCTTTTTCTGGGAAGACAGTTCAGAACGTTTGGCATCAGCAGCCAGACGATTGGCATGTGCTTCATCTCTACGGCGTTGTTCAGCAGCATGTGCTTCTGCAGCCCTTGCTTCTGCAGCATCTTTACGGCGTTCTGCAGCATTGATTGCATCAAGTTTTGCTTGTTGAATAGGATCAAGCGGCTTAGGCTGTACAGGTGCAGGAGCAGCTTCAACAGGAGGAGCTACAGCAACATTAGGTGCGCCAGTAGGTTGGTTATATGTTGGCTTTACAGTCTCAAGAGATTGCAATGCAGGAGCAACAGGTTTAGTTGCCTCTGGGTATTGAGGCGCAGGAGTCTCAACCACTGGTGCTGGAGCAGCTTGTTGTACCGCTGGAGCTGGAGCTGGAGCTGGAGCAGCTTGTTGCACCACAGGAGCTGGTGCAGCCTCTGCCACAGGAGCAGGTGCAGGTGCAGCGCCAAGAGTAGCGCCCTCTGGACGACCTGCAGTAGTCTTACCCCATGCAGATTTAGATCCGTCATTAGAGTCTTGGCCTTTTTGGCTAGACAAAACATCCCAAGCGGCCTTCAAACCAATGGTACCTAAAACCCAAGGTGCAACATCTTTGGCAACGCCGTAAAGAACATTACCAATTGGTGGTTCTGGATTGCCAAGCGCATTAGAGATTGCAACAGCATTCTGACCGACAGCAGTTTGATTTACTTCTTTTGCTGTAGCAACAGGGGATTCTTCTTTCTTAGCTATCTGTCTTTCAGAGATAGAAGATTTTTTTGTTGCTTTAGGAGCTTCTGATTCAGAGCCACCTACAAAGTGACCAGATCCTGAGTATTCGTTTTCATCGGACATTTAGGTACTCCGGTTTTCCATCTTTCCAAACGCGAGGACGGTTGTTTGGACCAACATCAACAAAACCATCTGCTGGCACATGATCTTTGCCAGTTTCGTTGGCTTTCTTCAGTGCATCATACTTGTTGTTAATGCCACGAAAAGTGTTGGTGTTCATGAATTCTTCACGAGCAGCTTGGATGTCAAGCTCGCCACCATTACGAACTTTGTGCGCCGTGAACGCAGACCAAGCAGAATCCAAAGCATTGTTGCGCTGCATGTCGTAGCCGTTAGAAATAGCTTCTTTACGGCTTGTCATACCAAGAGCAAACTCAGGCACAGCAACAACGCCGGGTGCGCGGTCTTTGGTGTTTAAGCTTGCATTCACCTGATTGATCACAGTAGAGTCTTGCAAAAACGCGCGAACTGCATTCAACTCATCTTCGGTCTTGATAGCGCCTTGTGTGTACTTCTGAATCTTGGTAATCATGTTCTCAATGTTCTGTTGAGCATTGCTTGCAGATGTACCTGTTTCAGCAGAAGTGCTTTGAGAAGATGTGGCTTGACGAGTATCAGATGCGCCAACACCAGCATTTGCGCCACCAGTAAGACCGCCTTTTTTGCCAGCAGCTCCTTCGCCACCAAGATTAACTGTGCCGCCTTTTGTAACAGTTCCTGAACCACCTTTGTTTTCACCAGCAGCAGTAGTCTCACCTTTGCTGGTTGTGCCCATTGTTTGAGCAAAACCAAACACATCTTTACGTTGCTCTGGTGTGAGCTTTGTAATGATGTCAAGGATCGGGCTTTTCTTCAGACGATCAATAGTCTGGCTGATCTTATTGTTGGCTTGCGAAGATACTTGGCTAGTCTCGTAAGACTTCTTCATTGCTTCAACAACAGGCAATGCCAAACCAGTACGCGCAGCAATAGCGATCTGGCTTTCACTTTGGAAAGCACCACCACGGATTGCGTTTTGATCTGAGTTTGTAACAACACCACCACGATCTTCAATAGCAAGACGTTCTTGCTTGCTCATTGGCTGTTCTTTGGCATTGAGCATACGACCTGTATAGCCGTTTGCGTTGTATTCCTTGAACACTTGTTCACCAGAACCTGTGCGACCCTCTTCCAATCGAGTTGGACCGCCGTTGTAGTATTTCCAAGCGCCCATGTAGTCGCCTTTAAGAACACTAGCAACAACACCACCCCATTGAGTATGAGTATTGATGTGGCCTTCTTTATCTTCATCAATCTTTTTATTGATGATGTCGGCAGCGGCTTTGCTGTTACCTGTGCGAATGTGTTCGCCAAGAACAGTTACTTCTTGCAAACCGTTTGATGCACTATCAGACGGGGCTTTTGCTTCAGCAGCAGGAGTAACAGCAGATGGTGGGATTACTGGAGTCTCTGCTACAACAGCTTGAGTTTGTGGAGGAGCAATAGGTTCTGCCATATTTTTACCATTCGTAATCGTGTTGCTCACCAACAGGTTGTTGTTTAGCAGTTGGATTTTGACCTGTTACAGCGTTAAATACATTGCCTTGTGAGGCTTGATTGAACCTGTTTTGAAGTCCAGTAATTGTATTTGTAACAGGGGCTACCGCTTGCTTCATCAAAGAATCAAACGATTGAGGGACACCAGCAGTTGATGCAGGAGGTGGAATAGCTCCACCAGCAGCAGGAATACCAGCAGATTCTGCAGCAACCTGCCTCAGACTTTTCATCTGTTGGTTATCTCCGCCCATTCCTGAATACGTACTGTAATCAGCAAACTGTCCGGGATTAATGAATTTATTTAAATCAAATGGCATGATTCATCCTTAACCAAGCTTGATGCCTTTGCCAGTTCCAGAAGTTGTTGCACCTTGAGTGCCAGCAAAATTTGGAGTAGCAGCTTGCGGTGTTCCGTAGATGACTTGGGCGTATTTTGCCAACACATCTTGTGGAGTTTGAGCGTAGCCAATACGTGCAGCAGCAGCTTGGTTAGCGCCTGTAAGACCTGTTTGACCAGCACTAAGCATTTGACCGGCTGCAGCAGCTTTATTGGCTTGAACGCCAGCACGAGCAGTAGCAGCAGCAGTAGCAAGTCGTTGATCAGTCAATGACTTCAGGTTTTCACGAGCAAGCGCAGCACGAGAACTACCTGCGCCACCTGCGCCACCAAACATGGCATTTTGTTCGCCAATCTGTTCACGAGCAGCTTCTCGACCAGTTTGCAATGCAGCTTGAACTTGGCCTTCCTCATATTGAGGATTGAACAATGAAGCCAGACCTGCCATGCCGCCAGCAGCACCAAGTGTGCCAATTGCTTCTTGAGCAGCGCCTGTACGCGCGGCCACATCAGATGCAGTATCTGCTGCAGTTGTAGCGGCAGGAGCTGTTTGTCCATAAACATCACTAGCCATGCCAATAGTTTTTTGGTAAGCCGGTAAAAATGTTTCTTTTAAAGCCCCTGTTTGTGCCGCCAAAGCATCTTTTTGCTCTTGCGTTAAAACTGCACTTTGGCTACCAGATGATTTGCCATATCCCATAATTAAGCTCCTTTGCCCTTGCCTTGACCGGGCTGCTGAATTTGTTGCTGTGTATTATCCCACTGTCCGACAGTGTTTGAATATTGGTTTGGTGCGCCAATGGTTGGTTGACCAGAGGTCGCTGAATTAGTCTGAGCGCCACCTTTGCCCATAGGTTTTGGAGGATTGGAAACCTGTGGTTGTTGTACTTGAGCTGAGAATCCCATATTTATCCTTTAGACCAATACTTGATATGCACTTGCAACAATGTTTTGCATAGTAATGCTGTTTGTTGTCACAGTATTACCTGAAGCATCAAGAGAAGCTGTTTGAGCAGAATTGCTTGCAACAACAGAATAAGTACCTGCTGCAAGATTTAAAACTTGATTGTAGGCATTGCTTTGTGCGGCAATCTTTGCTCCACCACTTGGAACAGGAAGTATTGTTGAAGAAGCAAATCCGACTGAAGCATTTGAGCTAACTACAGTTCCAGAACTATTTTCAACCCTGATGCCAACGCTGCAAATACATGCAACAGATGAGGTAGATGCCGACAATGTCATCAACGTATTTAAGTTGACCATGACAATGCCAGCTTCTGCCAAAGTAAACGTAAATAAAGTTACTTTTGTTCCACTCAAAGGCACAAGAACACTAGCTGCATATCCAGTTAATGCACTTAAAAATCCATTTAAATTTACGTTTGTTCCATCAAAGACAATATTACCGGCTGCATTTCCAAGAGCAAATCTGCCATCATCATAAAAATGAGCGCCAGCACCTGTCATCGTAGTGCCACTAATTACAGGAGTACCCGCCGCTCCAGAGATGATCAACTCACCAGCAGTGACAGTACCAAGATTAGCACTAATGGCAGACAAAGCACCAACTTTAAGGTTTGACAGATATGGAGCATTCCATGTTGTCAGGTCTGTCATTGGGTTGTAAATGCCATCAGATTGAAACAAAGCCTCGTTTACAGCCAATGTAGGAGGTGTGGCTTGCCAAGTTTCAGATCCTCCCCAAGTATTTGTAGGTGGGAAGCTACTAGCGCCAGATGTTTGATATGTAGATGGAGTGCTTGACAGCGATGTGCTTGTGCTTTTTGCATAGCAAATACGCGATGAAGCACCATCAGAGCCAGAGATCACATCTAAATCAATAGCTGAACCATTGTCTGCTTGATACAAAGGAGATGGAGCCGCCAAAGCAACAATTAAATCAATACGTCTGCCACCGGTGACAGAATAAAAAATTTGCTTAGTCGTACTAAACCCACCAGTAACCTTGTACCAAACGTAATCCGCTGGATTAGTTGATTCAGTTGATGAATCAGAGTTCCTGATGCCGTAATACAACCGGCTAGTAGGAGTATTGCTGAAATTTAAAGTTCCATCAAAACTATCTGCATATTTGATCTGAATATATTTGTACAGATAACTAACCACATTACCAACAGCGTCAGTGATTTGCCCATTACCAATATTGGTGGATGTGCTTAATTGGCTATTCCCAAGCAAATAGTTAATTGCTTCTGAAATCTCAGAAGGTGTTGGATTTCCATCAACAAAAAATGGCATTAGAACGCATCCTCAGTTACGGTGGCTTGCCAGTTCAGTGCTGTCAAATTCCACGCATCTGTTGCATCGTTTGATTCAACCTTAACAGCAACAGTCCTAAAAGTGTTCTGCTGAGTTGTCACCCAAGGCGTGTTTGTATCAATATCAGTTACTGCTGCGTCACCATATTGTGCCGTTTGAGCTGTGGAATTAGCGCCACCAACAGTAATATTGATTGTTCCAGTTCCAGAAATCTCAGGCAATACACGGTGGACATAAACCTTAGATGAATACGGGACAGGACCTTCAGCAGTTTGTAAAGCAATGTTTGTACGTTCAAACAAAGTAGGAATCGGCTGGGAATTGATGAAAGAATTGCCCCTGCCTGTTTGTACTATCTTTTGAGATGAAACTCCCCCACGGGCATATGAAACAGTCCTAGAGGCATATTTAAATGCACCACCTATGTAGACAGGAGCTTCAGTTCCCATACACGCATTCTCAACATCTTTTGGAGCATTCCAAATCTTCAAGTCATAACGGTACGACAACATCTTGTTGCACCAACCAGTAGAGGTCAGATCAGGATAGTAAATCTCGATCTGGTTCTTCTGAGTGTTGTTGACCATAAAAATACGGTCAGAGTATGTTGTACTCAGGTTACGGAAGAAATAATCACGTACTCGTTGGTTACCCAATGGAGCAAAGTCAGAACCGTTAAACACCCAGATGTCTCGGCTGTCAACGCCATAAACTTCAGAATCGGTGTTTGACCAGCAGTTGTTGTTGATCAATCCACGGCCTTGGTTAAACAAGCGAACACCAAATACAGGTGCTGTGCTGTTTTGATAGGCAATGGGACTCATCACAACCGTGTCCCAGTAAGAACAAATATAGAAGTTCGCGCCAAGGAAGAAGCCATCAACAATCGGTCCACGAACAGGAATCTCTTGCTCGTTGGCTACGTTATTGAGAGTAGGCATCCATGTGGCAGGAACACCTGTATTTGCAAATGCTTGTGACCAACGGATTGTCGTTGGGTAGTTTGTAGTGATGCCACCAGCAACTTTAGTTAAGTTACCTGCAATCAGAATGTTGCCTACGTTTGGAGAGCAAAAGTTACGCACAAATCCTGCAGTTGTTGACGTTACGCCAACGTCATAGTTCCACACGTAGTAATCAGGAGCTGAGTCGTAGATATAGATTTCCGTGGCAGTTGCCAAGAAATACATTGGAGGACGCAAACCATCATTGATGAAAAACACATTACCAACCCACGAAGTAGTAATGTTTGTGTCGTCAGAATAACCAGACAAAGCTACGTTTGGATTGGCTCCAACACCCGGTGTGATGTTGGCAATACCGCCAGCAGTAATCTTGTACCATTTACCTTCTCTGGTGGCAGTAATATACGTCCACTCAGTCCCACGGAAGCCACCTTCCCAAAAAATAGGATTACCGGGAATGGCATACAAGATCTCTTCTTCACCTGAGATCTTTTTGATACCGCGCACATCGGCCTCAACATTTCGTCCAGAGTTGTACTCGTTCGGACCAAGCGCATTGCTAGGCACATCCGGAGTGAAGGACATGTTTAGAAATGGGGTGCGAAGTGGTGTATAGCTCATAGTGTCTCAGCCATTGAAGAACTGCCCCAATTCTAAGGCTTTATGGCAAAGCTTGAAATACCTGCTCTGCGGTAAAAAACCTGTTTGCATCAAACTCATAGGCTTCCCACCAAAGAAACTGGTTTGAAGCCAAATACGACCTGTCTTTCAATAAGTTAATGTTCTCTGGGTGACCAAAGATCAAAGGGTCAGAAATAGACCAAATGACAGTTCCCGGCTTGCCTTCTGACCATGCCAAGTGCTGGAAGAAGCTGTCGCAGCTAATCCATGTTCGACACTCTTTAAGCAGTTTTTTTAGGTCGTCTAATGGCAGGTTTTGACGAAAATCCGTGCAAAGTTGCGTTTCACCGGCAATTCCGACCTGAACAACAGGCTCGTCAATCATGGCAATAAGCTCTTTCCAATACGGAAAGTTCTTTGGGTTTTCCTTTCCGTTGGTCAATTTTTTAGCAAATGGAGAGATGATGATCATAGGTACATCTTTTCATATGCAGACTCAAGACTGCCTTGCCACTTCCATTGGTCCATTTTTTTGTAGATGTTCCATTGATCAAGATTGCCAAACTTGTACTCAGCTTCAGCGATTGACAAGCCTTCAACAACCTCTGGATAGCAGGTAAACACAATCGGGTTCCTAATCTTTGGCAGTACCTTGCTAAACACAATGTGATCGCCCAAGCCACCATTTAGAACCACAATGGTATGGTTTTTCAACTCCATGAAATTCTCAAAGATACGCTCATCACGTTCATACAAAGCTTGGTTGGTTTCGCTTCGAATGCCGCCTTTTGGATTCTTTAGATGCCAAGTAATGGCGTTAGGTGCAACAACTATCCCATATCCTTTTTGGTATAGACCATAGGTGAACAAGGTTTCTTCTCGATGAGCGACACGAGATAAACCAAGGTTGTAGTCATGAACGCCAGCTCGGTACAAGAACGTGCAATGCAGGTGCTGAACAAATGTAGGTTTGTCAATCATTCCCCATTGGATGTTTGGTTCGTCGTTGATTAGCTCAATAAAGCCTGTTGCTCCATTGGCTTTGATGGCAGGAGGAGTCAACACAGATCCTCCAACAGCACCAATTTTAGAACCTGTGTGCATCATCAACGTCTGAAGCACATTGGGTTCAGGGATAGCGTCATCGTCCACACGCCACACCCATTCATAGCCCATCAAGTTAGCTGTCTGGTGGCTGTAATGCTGGCCTTTCTTGGCAGCAAATACCCATTCCCAAGCCACGCCTTTGATGTCCAACATCTGGAAAAAATAGCCGTAGACAAGCTCATTTCGCATATCCTGCGGCTCATCATTGTCGTCAAAGATTACCAGTTTGTCTGGCAATCTAGTCTGGTTAATGATGGCGTTTAGCGTGAGCGGTAGAGTAGTAAAGTATCTGCCTCTAGTAGCGATAGAGCAAAGGACCTTACTCATTGTCCCACCTGCACAGCATTAGATTGAACTTATTGCGCTCACTGAGTGCTTGAGGGTAATCAGTAATAAAGCCATGTTCATTCACATAGCTGTATTTAAAGCCTAAAAAGTCAAGCTCTGTAAGGTTGTGAAGCTTGTGATGTTCGCCCCAAAATCCTTCTGGTTCTTGCAATGGGACTGAGATCAACAATCGTTTGCAGTTCTTTTTGAGTTTTTCGACGATCTCAAGTCCATTGCTCAAATGCTCAATAACTTCAAAAGCAATGATGGTGTCTTGGTTGCTTATGTTGGCTTGATTGATGTCACAGGTTTTGAATAACCTATTTGCGCCCCAGTTTTGCTTGTGAGCAACATCAATGATGATTGGGTCGTAATCAAGCCCAAAATATTCCACAGAGTTGGGAAGAAATTGACTTCCATAACCTGTCGAGCATCCAACCTCTAGAACTTTGTTGCCCAATAGGTTTTGATTGGCCCACAGATAACGAGCTGCTTCTCTTGGCAATACAGGATCACCTTTGAGGAATACAGCCCGTTCATAGTTATTGGTCAATCGCCAACGATACCAATCTGGGTTGTATTCTTCTGCTAGGTTGAGAACGTGAATCTCTAAGATCTTTTCCCATTGAGTGGAAATGTCAAGCCCATACAGTGTGTTCATACTTTTCCATGTCAATGCAATACTTTAAATTCTAGGCCAATTCTGAGCGTTTACAACAGCAGCCAATGCATCTACATCAGCAGCACCAGCGATAGCAGCAATCAGACGGTCACACTCAGCCAACACAGCGACACGATAGATCACAGTTTCGACAGGGATAGCAACGTCACGTTCAACTTTGCGAATAACCATCCAATCGGATGCAGACAAGAGTTTGTTTGTTGTGTCTTTGATCTGTGCAGACCACTGCGATTTCAAGCCTTTGCTTTCAACAACAGAAACATCCGATCCTTCTGGAAAGGTGCTAATGTCTTCCAGTTGTTTTGGGTTGTTTACGCCCCAATAGAAACGGTCATCATACGATTCTGGATCAGCTACTTCGGTGATGCCGAGCGCAGCGCGTTCCTCTGGTGAGGCAAGACGAAGCCAGTTAGAAGGGTACTGGATAGCATTATCGCCTTCACCAACAGTGAAAGCCGTGTCGATCGCGAGTGGTTTATGGTTGAGCATGAACATGGTGAGTTACCTTGCGAGATAGTTGATTGCGTTTTTGAGATTATCTTGATTGTCGCGGAAGAATCCAAGGCCACGGTTGCATGGGTCAGCGGGCCAAAGCGTATTTCGTTGGATTTTCAGCGAAGGCTGCGTAGATGTACGTCACGCCTGAACTGTTGGGGTCGCTAGACACTCTCAGCTTAAAGCCGTTGGAGAGCGCATCAAAGCGAACTGTGCCAGACGATTCAGCGTTTGAAAGGTTGGGGAATAATTGTTTCTGCATACCGTTGTAGTCGTCACGAGCCGTGTCCAAAATCACCCAGTCAGCAACGCCAGACGATGCTTTGGCTAGGATGAAACGGGGTCTAAATCCTAGGTACACAAATACACCATCAGTAGACCCGTTGCCAACGTAGCTCCCGAACTTGGAGAAGCCAGCGACTTCTGCGAATAGGTAGGCGACATAGTTTTGCGCCAAGTTCTGACTTCCAGACAACACGATGTTGCTTGACGACTGGCTAACAAACGGTGTACTTGCATTGCTTGCTGCGCTTGTATTAAAAAGCAAATAATAGTTCGCAGATAAGCTCTTGTGACCAATCAACCAGTCTGTTGATGTCAAAGTTCTGTCTTTGATAATCCACATAGCTGGTGTAACGCCAAGATTGTGATTAACAGTGATGCTACCGCTGCCAGTACCCGTATAGGTCACAATGTCAAAGCCAGCGGTGACGGATTCTTTCCAACCCCATGCTGCGTATGTTGCCGAGGCATCAAGACTTCCATCAAAGCCATCAGCAGTGAACCCATACAAGTCGTTGTCTGTCGTTTCTGCGCCAGTTGTGTTGGATGACAAACGGTTGATTGCGCCACGGACAGTATCAAATAGCTTGTGGTCTTCGATTGCCGAACGTTTTTTAATCCACACCAAATCTGGCGCGAAGCCGTAACCTGTGATGGATTGGTTAGAACCTGTGCCTGTAACCAACACAGTGTTCATTGCAGAGCCACCCTTCTTGATCGTGCTGTCTGGCAAGTTCTGCGTGTTCAGCGCCTTGAAGCCTGTGGGTGGGGTATAGGTGAAGGGGCGTTGACCGAAGTTCAACACAGTCGTGCTGGATGAAAAGTTATTCAGCCATACGAATTGCTGGTTTGTGTACGAGTAGGTGAATGTCTGGTTTGTACCAGATGAAGGGTCGCCGGTTGTGCCGCTTCCGGAGTCAAACCAAAGACCATTCTTTCCAAACCACACTTTGCCAGTGTCGGCATCGTAGGCCATCATCAGAATGTCATTGGCTGCAAACGCAATGTTAGAACCATTACGAACAGTTGTCGCACCATTGAGAATGGTCTGTGACACACCATTACGAGTCCCATAGTAGCAGGTGTCGGCCTGACCGAAAGCATTTGCACTGTTGTTTATCGTGCCATATTTGCTGAAACCAATACCAACCCACGAGCTTGCAGGGAACGATGTTGCTACCGCTTCAAAATACCACTTGCCCGTAGTAGGAACTGCGAACGTGCTGTAAACACCGCCATACACGCTTCCAGAGTTTGCCCACGTCAAGTTGCCATCAGACAATGTGCCTGACACGACAGGACCAATAGGGTTCATCACAGCATAGTTGCCGCGCCCATTCCCGCCATCAGCGTAAGGCGTTGGCACATCAATCATGCTGTCGTAGGTCGTACCAGCAGTCACCGAGATGTTGTTCGGTGTCCAGTTGTTGCCGTTGCCAGAACTGTCCTTGCCAATGGTTGTAGATGTGTTATTGCTGTTGTCTGAGAAGTTCAGATAAAAGCCGTTAGTGCCGTATGTGCCAGCGTACTTCTTGGGCTTCCACACGCCAGTGATGCTGTCTGTTTCACCAAAGCTGGATGGCGTCAGAGCTTGACCATCAATAAAGTTGATTTCGGTAACGTAACCATCTAGATAAACTGTCGAATTACTCCGTGAGCTAATCCTGTGAGAAATAGCAGAATTTATGTAAGGTGAGTAATTTTGTGTTGGATAGGCTGCAATTGCAAACGAAGTGATTTGCACACCGTTTACATATAAAAGCAATCTATTTGATGCTGTTGCATTTGCTGAGTCAAAGACCGCAACAATGTGATACCAGCCACTTGGATCTCTATAAACAGCATTTGATCTTATGGCGTAAGAAGCTCCATTGTTTAATAGAAACCATAATGTGTCATCAGATCTAAATCCAATCTGATCGTCATTAGGAGCTGTTCCCGCGCCAAATATCAGTTGTTCAGTAGATAAAGCTCCACGTTTAACCCAACCACTCCAAGTCCATTTCAGGTTGTTGGTTGGTGTTGTAAGTGTCCGATTGAAATAAGCACTCGCACTTGAGCGCAGACGCACAGAGCGGCTGATTCGATAACCCTGTTGCCCAGAAGCTCCAGCAAGAATAATGTCGTGAAATGCGCTCATGAATAATTCCCAGTAAACACTGCTTGAATGTTTGTCGATGAACGAACAATATAGTCGATTCGGTCAACAGCGTTTGCTGTGGTTGTCAATGTTGGAGCCGTTCCTGCGGGAAACTTCCAATAACTACCAAAAGCCAATGTACGACTTCCTGTTGCATCTTGAACAACAAAAATCGAACCGCTTTGACCTGCAACCAATCCAGTTGGGTTTGCCAATGTGCGGTTACCGCCTAGCGTCACTGTGAAATTACAACTGTCGGTGAATGCAGGGGTAATTGTTGCCCCATCTGTCAAAGTTGTAATAGTGGCAGCAAGAACACCATCAATGGTGTCTGTGTTTGTTGTCTCTCCAAGAGAAGTTACATCAGTTGCTGTGTAAATTGATTTAACAATACGAACCATGATTATTCCTTTAGCTTACGAGAGCGATGTTTTTAGCTGTGCCAGCATAGTTTGTGAATGGCAGGTATGTACTGGAAACCAAACTAATTCTGTCATAGACGTTGGCATATGTATAAAACGGAAAATATGCTGCAGCACTTGTTCCGCTTGTTCCAGAATATCCGCTGTAACCGCTGTATCCAGACGTTCCAGCAGGTCCTGTAGCGCCTGAATAGCCAGAGATGCCAGATGCTCCATTAGCCCCCGAGTAACCGCTATAGCCAGATTGACCATAAGCAATCAGGTTGGCAGAGAAGTATGTACCGCTACTGTCGCTACTGCCTTTTTGCAAGACTTGGCTAGTGGTGTTGGATGTGTAAGCAGTGAAGTCAACATAGTCTGTTGAGCCATTCAAATACACAATTCGTGTACCACCCTGAGACAAGCCATTGGCAGTCATCACTGAGTCTTGATAAATACCAAAAGTGTTGCCGTTTTTACGAGCTTGAATGTTTGTCTGACCAGTGGATAAAACACCAGTTGCCCACCAACCTTGCAATGTGATGCTGTAGTAACCAGCTACGTTTGGCGTAAAGCGTTTTGTTGATGGATCCCACCAGTTCTTTGGATCAAATGTGTCAACAAAAGAAATTAACGTATCTGAACCAGATGTGATTGTTTGATCAGTGCTTAAAGAACCACCAGCCAAATATGTACTGGCAGTCAGTTGACCACCATCTTGACCGCTATAACCAGAGTATCCTGAATATCCAGATGCACCTGTAGCACCTGTCGCTCCAGTGGCTCCGGAATAGCCAGAGATACCGCTTGCTCCGTTGATACCTGAATAACCGCTATAGCCAGAAGCGCCAGTAGCACCACTGTATCCCGAATAACCAGAAGCTCCAGTAGCGCCATTGATACCAGAATAGCCGCTATAACCGCTTATTCCTGACCCGCTATACCCAGAGTAGCCAGAAGCGCCAGAAGCGCCAGAAGCGCCTACAGCCCCGCTATAGCCAGAATAGCCACTAATGCCGCTATACCCAGATTGGGTGTACATGACTTGAGACAAGTTAACAATGACACCGGGGGTTTCTGGAACGCCATCGTAGGCCGCAATGGTTTCAATAGAAACCTGTGTGCTATCAGTTTTCCACCACAACTCGACGTAGTCATTTACACCAGTTGAAGTGCCGATAAAGTCAACAGTAGCTACTGAATAACCATAATCACTTGCGTCTTTACGAGCAGGGACAAAGAAACGTGTATTGCTATCAGGGTAGTTTGAGCCGTTGTATTTCAGCCAAATATCAGCGTAATGAATGGCATTATCAGTGTTCACCAACTGAATGGAGAACGTCATCTTGTAAGTGCCGGGATTATGAATTACAAGTTGACCAGTTCCAGAAAGCGCAATACCCACAGCAGATGTTGTGCTGCCAATTGCAATTACTTGATTGGTTGCAGAACCAGTTTGATCTGTCGTATCAAAGAAAGCGCCATAGTTACCAATTGCACCGCCAACACCGGGTGCGCCAGAATAACCAGAGTAACCGCTAATACCTGAATAGCCAGAGATACCGCTGTATCCGCTATAACCAGACACACCAATGCCAGAGTAACCAGAATAACCAGACATACCAGAGCCTGAATAACCAGAAATGCCTGAGTACCCAGAGAATCCTGAATATCCACTTACGCCAGAACCGCTGTAACCAGAAATGCCAGAAACACCACTAGCACCAGAAAATCCAGAAATTCCACTAGCTCCAGAAAATCCAGAAATACCACTGTAGCCAGAAATGCCAGAATAACCAGATAATCCTGAACCAGAATAACCACTAATGCCGGAATAGCCTGAGAAACCAGAATAGCCGGATTGATTCACTTGACCAAATAAACCGGGCTCTGTCCAAGCCAAAGCAGCATCACTCTTGGAGTTAACCAAGGCAATAGACACCCAAATTTGATCAGGATAAGTTACAGACGTTGGAGGTTGAGAAGTCCAGCCAGATGGTGCTGTACCGCTGTTTGTTGTAAAGCTCCAAGAACCACCAGTTGGTGTTGCAGGTTGCGTTGGCGAAACCTGAAAGATGAACCATTCAAAATAAGATCCACCAAAGATAGTTCCATTCCCATACAACCCAGAAGTCTCACCTCCGGGCTGTGCAATTACAGAACCATTAGGACTCTTGCCATATAAACCGGTAGTTTCTGTACCGGGTTGAGCAATAAGAGCGCCTGTTGGACTTTGTCCATAAAGACCGCCTGTAGCCATCTTTGATCCTTACTTAAAGGTGTAGCGATAGTCGCGTGGTTGCCACTCAGATGTGAGATGCTGATCCCCACCCTTCCAACGGCCTTTGTTGTATTGGTCTTCAATCAAACCATAAGACTCATCCAAACGAGCCAACCATTTCTGAGCTTCGTCTGTGTTTTTGTTCTTGTCGTAGTACGCCCACAATGTGCCGTACAGGTAACCTTCAGGGAACGATGCCAGCACAGCGTTGTTTTGCACGATTGGATCGAGCAAGTCTGCTGTTGGGCCAAACAAGAATGGGAATGTGCGGATGTAGTAAGCCTTGATGTTTACGCCTTCACCGGGATTAGGAGTGAACACATAGTTAGGGCCAACTTCAGAGAACGAGCCACGAATCACGCGAGGCACACCAAATGGACGAACATACAGTTGGTCAATCATGCGACGACGAATGATCTCGCGGTCACCAACACGGTCATACATGATCCAAGGACCCATGCTGGCAGCAGGTGTGCCGGGTTCTACTTGAGAGTTAGGTGTCTCTTGGAAAAACAACACAGGAATGTTCATGTCGGCTGGGATTTCAGCCATGCCTTCAGCATTTGTTGTCAAGAATGTTGGGTCGTCGCCATATGGATTGGTACGCAGACCGGGCAACTCCAATGTACGCATCTTCAGTTCAGCAAGCTGAATGCAAGCCTGAATCTCAATAGAAGAAGGCGTTGGCAACATCAAAATTGTCTTGGGATACGTTGCATCAGCCCATGTGCCATCAGGGTCCGACACTGTGATGGTCGTGCTTGAAACGTCCAAGATTGCTGTGAATGGCAACATGGCAGAAGTGCCAATAAAGTCACCAGCCATCAACAAAGAAGTGGGGTCTGTAGCGACAGTCAAAACACCAGTTGTGGCATTAAATGACGATGCAGTAATACCAGAACTTTTAGGAATAGCCCCTACCATTTGTGCCACACGACTGACTAATGCGTTGGCAGATTGAATGAACAGGGACATAGGACTTCCTTACTTTGTCGGTATAGCTGGATTATATGGGAGTGGGATCTTTCCAGTAGGGTGACAAACAAAGTCAGAATAGTATTCGTTCACGATAGCGTAGAACAAAATCTTGTCTTTCTTATCCTGCTTAATCAACTCCCACGGACGGTTGTTAAACCATTTGGAACTGATCTCATGTGCGAAGCATTTAGGAAGCTCCATTGCGTGGAACGTACCAGCGAAGAATGGGTTATCAGTGCCATGTTGAGCATAAAACTCACGGCGTTCTTTACAACCTTGACGAATAGCCTCTACGTTTTTCTGATCGTATTGGACATATCGAACACCATCCAAAGCACCGACTTTGTAGTCAATATTGGCGGTTTTAAATGTTTGTGACCAAGTACCAGACTTGACCTCATTAAACATTTTGTCGTTCTTGATCAAAGCCCCTTCCATACCACCTTCCAAGATACCCTTGGTGTAGTAGTCTTCATTGACTTTGGCTTCTTCGTTGTTTAAGTTCAATTCCATGCTTATACCTTACAGTTGTCAAAATGCCAGCGGTACATGTTAGGTCCACGACCTTCATGCCCACAATTTGGGCAAGTCAAAACTTTCTGAGCTTGCTGTTTAGCATTTTCGGTCATTTTTGCGACATGCTCTTCACTCTTTGTTTTTCCTTTGTTAGCCAAAGCAATCTTTTCAGAGTGTTCTTTTGCATGAGGCCCACGAAGTTTGCCTAGCTGAGAAAGTCGAATTTGTTTACGAGTTTGCTCAGAAAGAATTGCACCCAAACGTGGGGGCGTTCTAAGTTTTAGTTTAGCTTTTTGTTTGTCAGTCCAAACATACCCAGAGCAACCTTCACCACCATCAGTTAGATTGCAAAGAGTAGTCAAATCACGAAAACACTCAATCAAAAATTTCTCATGAATAAAAGCATCTTTTTCAGATTCCCATTCAGCAAAAATCTCTACCGTGTAACCATGTTTGTTAACAATGTTGCGCCAATAGTCTGAACGACTATCTTTTTCATGAGCGCGACGACCATTCCCTTTTCCAATATAGAAAAGTTGTTTTGAATCAGCTTTGTAATGACCGTATGTGTAGTACATAAAAGTATTCTACAGAAAAGGAGGCCGAAGCCCCCTTCTCTAGTAGTACTATTGTACTCAAGCAAGGTAGCGCTTGACCTGCGCAGCAGCGCGTGGCGATGTCACCACAGAACCAGTAGTCATAGCTGCCAAGACAGCCACACCTGCTGGGTTACGCACGATCAAAGTACCTTCCATGATGTACTGATCCAAAGAAGCGTCAGCGTTCGAGAACACTTCGTTGTTTGGACCGAGTTCACGCAAGCTACCCCACTGAACCACGTCAGGGTTCAAGAACAAGATAGAAGTGTTGTCAGAACCGGTTTGGTCCATCACCCAGCTATCGTCGATCTGGTAGGTGTAGTTGAAGTCACCTTCGTAAGTACCGATGGTGTCACCCTTGTCAGCAGGGTTGAAACGGTTGATGCTACGGCTCTGAGGGATGTTGTCAGAGATAGTAGTACGCAACGATGTAGGAACCACCATGTTGGTGATCTTGGCATTGAAGCGTTGTTCAGCAACAGTAACCAACTGCTTGTACAGCACAGGGCTGAAAGCTTGCAAAGTCACGCCAGAGCTGAAAGTGAAGTAGCCCAAACCTGCGTTAGCCAACGAACCGTTGAAAGGTGTGTTGGTGTTAACGGCAGAAGTGGTGTCGTCACTGTCAGAATCAGCCAAGTTCAGCACCGAAGTACCGTCTGTGTCGTTACCTGAACGGGTACCGGCAAAGGCGAACAACGAACCGAAACGGCGACCGTTGTTGGGGCTAGAACCTTGGGTAGCAGCTTGACCGCTGTA